TAATGAAAAATGATCCAATAATCCAAAAAATGAGAATATCCGAAAATAATAAATATGGCGAGGCATGGAAAGAACATGTTAAAAATATGCTTAGAAATGTTCATGGTAGCATTGCTGAATTTAAAGTATCATATAAAAATAAACCAAATCTTTCTTTTGAAAAGATTAATGAATCGTTTGCGATAGTACCTTTTGATTTAAAGGAAACCATAACAGATATTTTTTATGATAAAAGAGAGGATAAAATAGCATAATGGGTAAAATAACAACAGTAAGCAGTCAAGAATTTGAGTATTTAAAAAAGAAAAATTATATTACTGTGGCTGGGTTTGTTAGAAATATTAATCCACATCCAAGGGAAATGAAAAAATGGGAGAAGAAAGAAGAAGTAGAAGAAAAGAAGGAAAAATAGTAAAGATGATGATTATATAGAGAGAGGAAAACATAAAGGGTTTATGATAATAAATTCGAAGGAGAGTAAACTGTGATTAGTAAACTCAAAGAATATGATAAGTTATATGACATTGGCGAATCACCTATAAGTGATTCTGAGTATGATGCCATGAAAGATGTCGCGAAACTTGAGGCGCCAGATGATCCTTATTTTCAATATATAGGATATGAGGCCAAGAATGGTAAGGTGAAATTACCCTATGTATTAGGTAGCCTGGATAAAAGAAATCCAGATAATATGGAAAAATGGTTAAAAGATAATCCAGGTAAAAAGGTTTTATCAATAAAGTTGGATGGTGTTAGTTTTTATGTTGAATATCTCAATGGAAAGGTAATATTTGCTTCAACCAGAGGCGATGGTTTTTATGGTAAGGATATAACCAATAAAGCTAAAATCTTTTGTCCTGATATTCCTAAAATGAGTAAACATTGTTTTAGAGGGGAAGCAATGCTTACCGGTGGTATCCATAAAGAATTAACAAATGAAGATGGGCGTCCATATAAAACGGCTAGAAATGCGGTGGCAGGTATTCTGAATAGGGACAGTAGTACGGAACAATGTAAATATATACATCCATTCTTTTATGAAATTATTACAAAATATAACGATGTTTTGGATACTGAAACCAAAAGAATGGATTATATTGTTTCATTAGGATTACCTGTTCCAAACTTTACAACCAATAAGTATTTTGAAAATAATGATATACAACAATATATTAATTTTCTATCATCATGTAAAGAAAATACAAAAGATATTTGCGAAATTGATGGTATAGTTGTAACCATAAATGATTCTATAAGAGAAGATATTAGTTTCCCTAAAAATAAAATAGCATTCAAAATTTCAGAAAAAGGAAAAGAAACAAAAGTTGTTGATATTGAATGGAATGTAAGTAGAACTGGTAGAATTATTCCAGTGGTTATAATTGAACCGTTAGAAATTCAAGGTGTCATAATAACAAGGACAACTGGATTCAATGCCAAATATATACAAGATAATAAAATAACAAAAGGAATAAAAATAATAGTCAAGAGGGCCGGAGACGTTATTCCACATATAACGGAGGTTGAAAAAAGCATAAAAGAAGTTGAATTACCCAATAATTGTCCATCATGTAATCATCTTTTGGTATGGGATAGTGTAAATTTGGTATGTACAAATGCCGAATGTAGTGAAGCTATGTATTATGGTGTGGAACATTTTCTTAGAGGAATGGGTGCCGAAAATATAACCTACAAAACATTAATGAAATTAGGTTTAAATACCATCAAATCTTGTTATGGGATTGATGAATTTGAAATCGCCAGTATGGATGGATTTGGTGTGAAAAAGGCACAACAGGTAATAGATGAAATTGAAGGAACATTAAATGCCACACCAAAAATATTCATATCTTCCCTTGGAATACCCACGGTTGGTAAGACAGTTGGTAAATTACTCATAGAACACTTTGGTGATATAGAAACATTTTTCACTAAAGCCACTAAAAGCCGAATTGAAGAAATCAAAGGTATAGGTGGAGTAATAGCGGATAATATTATAAAAAATATTGATTATATGGAAGAAATGTATGGTTTTTTACAAGAAAAAGGTTTACATTTTGAGGAGAAAATGCTAAAATTAAATGGAATGAAAATTTGCCTGACAGGAACAGGCCCAATAGCAAGAGGACCTTTACAAAAGATGATTGAACTAAATGGTGGAAGTGTAAAAAACATGAGTAAAAGTGTTGATTTATTGGTAACATCCGACCCAGATAGTCAAAGTGGTAAATCTAAAAAGGCAAGAGAATATGGAATTAAGATAATTTCTTATAAAGAACTATTGGAAAAGATGGAATAATGAAATTAATGAGTGTTGATCTATATGATAGGTTTTTACATGTTACTGAAAATGATGGATCTAAAAGGAAAATCTTTTTAATAGGTGATCAATATATAAAAGGATTTTGGAATTTTATTATTTCAGATGGTTCACCTATTGATGATTTTACCTATTTCAAAGTAAATAAACTGTATAAGGAGTATAAAAATGGTAGTTGATAAATTTGGTATAGAAATAAAGAAAGGACAATATGTTTGGGTACATCAGGATGAAAAAATTAGAAAAGCCATTGTTATTGAACCTTTTCCAAATCATCCTACAGAAAATGAACCTGGGCACTGGGTTGATATTAACATTAATGGCAACGGTATTGAAGGAATGATGTCCTATATACTTGAAGTTATTTAATAAAGGAGGAGAAAATAGATGGGCCTATGCGTGAAATGTAAAAAGTTCGTGGAACCGAATTTAATGTTTGATATAAATACAGAGAAGGAACAAATGTGCGTATTCTGTAAAGTTGGAAAAAATGAAGTTACAGTTGAAAAGGATGGAAAAGAAATAATATATAAAAAAGATGTGGCCATAGAAAATTATCAAATTTTTTTACGGAAATTAAAAGATCAACCGAATGTAAAAAAACATTTTAAAGATGTAACTGATAATGTAATAAAGGTGGTATAAATATGGAGTTGGAAGTAGAAAACTGTGTAACATGTCCCTTCCTTAGGTACATAGATGAAGAAATACATTTTAATCCTTATTGCTGGTTGGAGAATTCGGTAAAATATCTACATGATTTTACTGATACAGGAATTTATAGAGGATCGTATCCAAAAACATGTAGGTTATTAAAGGAAAAAATAAATATAAAATTCCTCAAAATATAAGAAAGGAGAGTGATCAAATTGAAACAGACAGCCGTAATACTTCTCAATGCGGATTATAGTTTCCTAAATACAATTGATTGGAAAAAAGCTATGTGTCTTATTTCTAAAGGTAAAGCAGAAATATTAAAACATACTAATAGGATAATTAGAACTGCAAGAGGATTAACAATAAAAATGCCATTAATAATGAGATTAATAAAATTTATTAGAACATTATATAAAACAAAGGTTCCGTTTAGTAAAAAAAGTGTTTTAATAAGAGATGGAATGGCCTGTACCTATTGTGGAAATGATACATCCAAACTAACAATTGATCATATTGTTCCTAAAACTAGAGGAGGTAAATCAACCTTTGAAAATACAGTGGCTTCATGTAAAACCTGCAATAATACAAAAGGCAGTAAATTATGTACGGAAGCTAAAATGTTTCCAAGAGTGAAGGCCTATCAACCTACAATATCGGAATTCCTAAGGATGAAAATAAGTAAATTGGGTATTAGTTCCGTCATTGATGATTTTTTTAAAGGATTATAATGAATGGTATAGTTTATAAAGCCACCAATAAAATTAATAGTAAATCTTATGTTGGACAAACTATAAGATTTATAAAAGAAAGAAAAAATAAACATTAAAACATATAATTCAAGAAACCCCTTTTACAAAGGATGGAAAGGACAGAAAACCAATAAAAAGAAAGGAGTAAATAAAATACAGGAGAGTGTAAATTTGTTATATGTTAAAAAAGAAAAATAGATCTATCAAAACTCCCGCGAAATTAGGGTTTTTAGCTTATTTGGCCGACCTACAAGGTTGTGGCCATATAAGAGTTATATTTCCATACCTATTACTAAACCACTTCAGAGAAAAAAATATTACTGTAAATGCTCAATATATGTCACAATATATTGATGATCCACCTTTTTATAAAAATTATACGTTTGTACAATTTCAAAGATCGGCTACCGATAAACAACTAGAAGTATTTAAACACTTCAAATCACATATAGTACCAAAAAGAAAGGTTCCATTAATATATGAAATAGATGATCAAATTTTAGGTATTCCTAAATGGAATTTTGCCAGTGAATATTATAAAAAATTTGAAGAAAATATAAAGATAATGTTGGGAATATCTGATGGCATCATTGTATCAACTCTAAAACTCAAAGAAATATATTCAAAATATAATAAAAATATATCAATAATTCCAAACCATTTATGTAAATTTATGTGGGGAGAAATTTACCCAAAACATTTAAATGAACCAAGAATAAAAAAACCACGTATAATGTGGGCAGGTTCACAAAACCATTTTACACCCAATTATAAAGATAGAGATAAAGAAACTGATGGTGGTGATTTTGGTAAAGATTTACTAAATTTTATAAAGAAAACCATTGATATTTATGACTGGGTTCTTATGGGTGCCATGCCTAATGAACTTCTTGATATAAAAGATAAGATAAAATATCAACCATGGGTTAATATATTTCAATATCCTTCTACTATAAAAAGTTATGATCCTGATATATGTATTGCTCCATTAGAAAATAACCTTTTTAATGCCGGTAAAAGTAATATAAAACATTTAGAATATACCGCATGTGGAGCCGCTTCGGTATTTTCTAATGTATTTCCATATAAAAATTGTACCTTAAAATCAAATACAGATGAAGAAATGATAAACCATATTGAAATGTTGGCAAAAGATATGGATTATAGAGGTAAAATATGGAACAAAGATATGGAAAAGGTAAAAACACAATTATTCTGGGAAGACTATAATAATATAAGGCAATATATAAGCACATATTTAGGAATGTTTAATTCCCGTTTACCATAAAATATATTTACATATTATATATAATGTAGTATAATGGTTTATTATGTTTACAAAATTAGAAATATATACAGAGTTCAGGAAAGCACAGGCATTCGAAAAAAATAGAGGATATCGAATACCAAAAGATTTCCAAAAACATCTAAAAACAAAAATATCTACCAAAAATAGAGAGGCATTGGAATTATGTACAAATTATTTTAATACAAAATGGAAACATATTGATCCATTTAAATATTTTGAGGCCGGTTTTGGGATATTAAAATCGTTTACCTATATAAATTTTTTTGACCTAAGAGTAATAAGGTTATATATCCAACGAGATAAAAATCAAAAAAGAGATATAATAGTAACAAAAAAGATTATTGTGGATTCGGTAAAATTTATAAGGAGATTTATAAAAGATAAAGGAATAGAATCTGTAAGTAGATATTGTATGATAAAAGAAGGTGATATATCTTTACCAATAAAACATTATATAAAAGGTTACCTATCGGATTGTATGATAATTTTATTGATGAAATTGAAACTATTGGTATTAGAAGATGATGAAAAAGGAAGGATTCCTTATATTTTACAAAACTATAGGGAAATTTCACAGAAATTGGATGAGATGACAGGTTTTATAAAAAGGATAAAGGAAAATATTATATGAATAAACATTTTGATGATATGTTAGATAATATATTAGATAAAAAACCAGAAAAAATTGTAAACCATGTGGTATTTTTAATGGACCATAGTGGGTCTATGGTAACGGATGGTAGACATAATATGGCACTTGATAATTTCAATGAACAAATACAAGAATTAAAAAAACAATCAGATAAACATAATCAACCTACGATGGTATCTCTTATAGAGTTTAGTACCGATTATAATATTATTTTTTGGGAAGAATCAATACATACAGTATTTGAGATAGATAAATATCGTTGTTATGGCGGAACAGCATTGAATGATACTATAGTTAAAACAATAAATAAAATGGAAAAAGAAATACCTGAATTGGATGATAAAGAAAAAAACCATTCTGTATTATTAATCATTATGACAGATGGTGAAGAAAATGCCTCTGTAGAATTTAGTGGAATTAAAGGCAAAGAAGTAGTAAAAGCTATAATTGATAATATGGAAAAGAAAGATAACTGGACATTCACATTTATGGGTGCCAATCTCGATATTCAAAGTGAGATTGTACATGGTAGAGGATTCTCAATTGGCAATACAATGAGTTTTACTTCTGATGTTGACGGTTTCAGGAAAAGTAGAATTGAAACAATGAGTGGAATAAACCATTACTATACATCAAGAAGTGCTGGAGAAAAAAAGGTTGATGATTTTTATACCATTGCAGATAAAAATAGTACTACATGGGAAAATCCAGATACCATAACATATTCAACTACAAATGAAGGAGACAAAAATGAATAAAACATCATTATATGATAAATGTGTTTCATGTGGTTGCGATACACCATATAAAAGAACCGATAATATTGATATTAGAATGTATTATGTTGAATGTGGTGGGCAATTATGTAAAAAATGTTGGGATAAAATATATGGAGATAATAATGGTAACTAAAATTGAAGGAGAGTTCTTAAAAGAAAAAGAAATTGAAGGAGAACTCTTAAAAGATAAGAAAAAGAAAGGAAAATTACTTAAAAAGGAGGGAATAAAGGGAGACCCATTGTGGAAAGATAAAGATAATTTAAATGAGGAGAAATATAAAAAAGAAAATCTCAATGAAGGAAAATAAAATGGAAATTATTGAAATTAATGATAAAACAGAAAAAGTAACAATAGAAATAACAAAAGAAGAAGAGCAAATGCTTATAAATTATGCAGTAAACGAAATATTAAAAAATTATATAAAGGAAAAAACAGGAGAATAATATATGGCTTCAAAATGGATTAATAAAGATTTATTTAATAATTTTCAAAAAGAAAAGAAAGAAGAAGTAGAAAAACCTGTGTCAGGCGGGTTTAAAAGAATGGATCAAATTTGGCCGACACCTGAAAAAGGTACGGTGGATAAACCAAAAATTTATGAAGGAAGATTTATACCTGATAAGAATGGTAATTTTTATAAGAAATACCATTACCATATGTTTACATCTGGAGAGAAATGGGTATTTCTTTTATGTCCAAAAACAGAAAGATTTGAAAATTTCTGTCCTTTTTGTTCGGCAACATCAAAATTATTTCAAGGAACAGCAGCAGATAAAAAAGCCGCATATAACTATCTAAGAAAAGATAGATATGTATCCAATTGGTATATTATTGACGATCCAAGGGACCATGAAAGAGAAGATGATAAGAAAATGAACGGAACCGTTAGATTATATGAATTCCCTGGAAAAATTGAACAAAAATTAAAGGAAGAAATTACCGATACAAAAAATGGATTGGGCATGTCTATATTTGATCCAGGAGCCGATGGATATAATTTTCTTTTAAAAGTTCTTAGTACAAAGAAAGATAAAAATGGTAAAATATGGCCTGATTATAGTAATTCAGCTTTTGTTAGACGTCCATCATCAATAGGAACCGAATCTGAAATAGACGTTATAATGAAAGAAACACATGATATTGATGGGTATATTTTATCTATGAAAAGAGATGATGATTTTATTATAAAGGTACTCAAAGATGAAATTATATGGGACCTCGTTAAAGATGAATGGAGTAAGAATAAACCAGAAACAAAACCCCAAACAATATTAGAGAAAGAAGATGATATTGATGATAGTATTTGGGATGAACCCAAGGAAAAATCGGTTGAGGAAGAATCGGTTGAAGAAGATCAAACCGATGAAGAACTTTTAGCAGATTTAGAATCCTTATAATTTAGAAAAACCATTAAAAAATACAGTGGGGACGTAAGTCCCCACTATACCTTATCTATATAAAAATAAAGTTTTTTAAGAAACTCTTTATATGGTTTATCAGTAGGCTCAAAAGCATTCTCATATCTTTTAAGTGTTTTTGATGTACCTATTTCTTTTATTTCAATTGCAGCATCCTGAGCATGTGGATCTAATTCTATATGGCTTGATAAATATTCGGCTTCAGTACTGGCATCCAAACCGGTATAACCTATAATAAATTTACCTTTTGATTTATAATTCTGTATAGCATGAATATACTCATGTGCCAATACACGACATACATTCCTCAAAAATTCATTTTTTCTAATATCAAAAAAATCGGAATATTTACCTTTCTTAGCAAACCTTTGAAAATATTTTGACGTTTTAAATGGAGTTACAAATAAAGTTGTTTTATTATTTGTTTCATATTGACCCCATCCTATTAACCTACCAACATTTACCTTCCTCAAACTAAGATCAAATTTCATATCATATTTTTTAAAAACACCATTAAATATCTTTATAACCATTTCATCAGTAACATTCCAATTATGTTTTGATAGTATTCTATATAATTCAGGCATCGCAGATGTTATTAATTCCTTAACTGGAGTTACGGTTGGTTCCGTTATCTCATTTAAATGTTTTTGTAATCTCATTAAAATTCTCCTTTAAGAAGTATTTATATAATAAATATATATAATAAATAAAAATTATTTGGAGGTATTATGGTAAATTTTGATCAAGCATTTAAAAAACAATAGAATATGAAGGATTATATTCATTTGATCCTGATGATGTTGGTGGTGAGACATATAGAGGTATAGCCAGAAGATATAATCCTAGCTAGACTGGTTGGACTTACATAGACAAATGTAAAAAGAAAAAAATAAAAGATTTAGACCTAAATATATTAGTGAAAGCCTTTTATAAAGAAAACTACTGGGATAAGTTTTTAGGTGATGAAATTAATTCTCAGGAAATAGCTGATGAAATATTTGATACCAGTGTAAATATGGGTGTTGAACGTGCTGTAAAATTCCTACAAAAAGCATTAAATTATCTAAATAGGGATGAATTGCTTTATCTAAATTTGGTTGTTGATGGTTCCATTGAAAATAATACAAAACCTATATCTTAAAAATGATAAAGGAGAGTATATTGTGAAAATAATGAACATATTACAAGGAATGCATTATTTGGATTATATGGAGAAAAGCCTCACACAAAAAAAATTCGCTCGTGTATGGTTTCAAAGGATAAAATTATAAGGAGAAATTATGAAAGATAATGAATTTAAAAAACTTGTTGGTAGAAAAATAATAGAAAATCTTATATCCGTAAAAGTTTGGGTTATATTTATTCTAATGTTTTTATCAGCATCTATGGTTTATACAGGGCTTATGCCGGCCGCTATTTGGGCATCAGTAAATGGTGGAGTAATTTCAACCGTGTTTACCATGAGAGAGGTATTTAAGGTTGCTAAAATAAAACAACTTTCTGAAAAAGATGTAAACGATATGGTGCCATAATGGATTTTGGTATATCAACAGTTGTTATAGGTTTTTTAGGTTGTGGCGGTCTGGCCGCAATCACATATTTTCTTACAAGTAGAGGTGGTAAAAAAAGTGATATAATCAATGCCGTTCATGAAATAACACAAAAAATAGGCCAAGAGAAAATTGAAAAAATTGTGGAGTTACAAAAACCTATAGAAGTGACAATAAAAGAAAAGGAAAAAATATCTGAGGAAACAAAAACCAAAATAAAAAATATACAAGAGAAGGCATCCACAGAAATAAAAGAAATATTGAAAGAAACGAATGTGAAAAAAATACATATGGTCATTGAAGAAGAATGGGAAGATTTATAAAATGAAAAGTATAATAACCTGCATAATGGTATTTTGTTTTTTTATAGTTGGTTGTTCGCCAAAACCATTTATACCAATGGAAATACCTAATTTAACATTTGATAAAACACAATCATATTCATTAGATTTATCAACGATACCTAAACCTGATAAACTTATTCCTGTATTTGTAGATAAAAATTATAATATGGTTCCTATAAATGATGCTAAATATATTATTCTTACACCAATTGAATATGCAAAAATTGCGGGTCTATTAAAACTAACCAAAACATATAAAAGTATAACATTAGAACAAGAAATTCTTATAAATAGTAATATAGATATTATAAATTCTTTAAAAGAATATGTGGCATTAGAAAGGATGAAAGCTAATGAATATAGAAATTTATGGGTTGATTCTGAAAATGCTTATAGAGAAGAAAGATATACAAGAAAATGGAATGATTTTATAAGTAAAGGAACAATGAGTATAATAAGTATAGGAGCCATTGTTATAGCTATACTGGCATTATAAAGGGAAAAAATGAGATTTAAACAATATATAACCGAAGGGATTATGGACCAGGGAATTTTCAAGGCAGTTTTTATGGCTGGCCATCCTGGAGCTGGAAAAACCTATACACTTTCTAAAATAAAATCAGGTGGAATTGAACCTAAAATTATAAATACTGATAAATTTTTCCCATTGTACAAAGAATTTTGGAATGAAGGATGGGGTGAAGTGAGGGTTAAAGTATTAACCCTAAATAAAAATAAATTAGTTCTATATTTAAATTCAATGTTACCGTTGGCCATTGATGGTACCGCTGTGGCGGCTACAACAATTCTTAGAAGGAAAAGCATACTAGAAACCATGGGTTATGATACTGCTATGGTATTTGTAAAAACATCTCTTGAAGAGGCCATAAAAAGAGCAAAAAAAAGGAGTGCGGATACAGGTAGAGAAGTAAAGGAAGAATTCATAAAAGAAGCATATGAAAAAATAAATAAATTGAAAAAATTCTATAGGAATAAATTTATAGACTGGATTGAAATAGATAATAATGTAGGTGAACTTACAGATTCGGTAATTACTAATGTATTTAAACATATGGATAAATTCTATAAATCACCAATAGTAAATCCTATAGGAAAAGAATATAAAAATGAATTGATTAAAAATGGTTGGAAATATTTAGACCCCAATGTAGTTAGTATGGATGTAATAAAATCAACGGCAAATGCTTGGTATAAAAAATAAGGAATGAAATTATGATAATTAAGAAAATAGAAAGATTATTAATGGAAGAAAGGATTAATAATAAGGATAAACGTATTCTAATGAAACTTATTGGAGGTACACCTAAAAAAACAACATTTGTATTAGATTCTTTCAAAAAGGATTATACAGATGATGAAAGAAAAATTAATGTAACTCCTATTTCAAAAGGTATTTATCAAGGAATAACATTAGAATTTAATTCTGACCATTTTGAATTATTAAACACTTTAATAGATATTGCCGATGATTCTGGATTTGCAATAGAATCAGCAACAGAAAAACAAACAAACACTACATATGCAGTTATAACCTGGAAAAACTAAGATTAGAAAAACTAATTGAAGTATTAAATAATACTTAATACTTCAAAACAAATAAAAGCTATAAAAAACGGATAATAAATGAAATTAAGATTCCTATTAGATAAAAATGCTAATAAATATAAATGTGGCCAATGGGTTAAAGGATTGAATGAAGAAAAATTATTTACAGGCATATATGTTTCAAGTGTGGATAAAGATATGGATATCATTGCCACTTGGAAAAAGAAAGGTAAAATAAGGAAAAAACTATATGTTGAGGTTAAAAATATAGAAGAATTAATTAAACCTGAAAATGCGCCAAAAGACCTTATAAAATTTGCAAAAAAGCATTCTATGTGGATACAAGGAGAAAATAAATGAGAAAAAAAGACGAAAAAGTAAATGAGGCATATAAAAAGATTATTGAAGGTAGATACGATGTTACGGCTGGTCAAGCATTACGGATTGTCCATAAAAAAATGTCTGAACTATATAAGGATTTAGATTGGATTATAAAAGATAAAATGGATGATAAAAAAAAGATATCCGGTGCAGAAAAAGCTATGGATTATATAGATAAAGCAATGGCTGAATTACTAAAAATATAGAGTAATCTCATCGCCTTCTTTAAATAAATGTTCGTTAACCTCAAATTTTTCAGAATCATAGAAACGGAGCCTTTTCATACCGTGCCTATCTAAATATTTAACATGGTCATGGATATCAAATATGATGGCTCCTTTTTCTTTATCACTATGTTTCCTCAATGCTCTACCAATAGATTGTAACACTCTAATTTTTGATTGAAATGGTGAAGCTAAAACTACATACTTCAAACTCGGAATATTTATACCTTGAGAGAAAATTCCGTAGGTGGCAATAAGAACTATATCTTTCCTTATCTCGCATTCCTTTCTCCACCTCTCCCTAATATCAACATTATCTCTACCTGATAAGAATATAACCTCCTTACCTTTCAAAGTTGTTTCCAGATATTCTTTTATTACTTCACCTTCCTTTTCCACTAAACCAACCAATAACAGAACATTATGGTCCAATTTTTTTACCAACTCTCCAATAAAATCCATTCTATATGGATTAGTAAATATTATATCTTTTACTTCACTATATGTTCCATCAATATCATCGGTACCATTATACTCTATATTAAATATATTTACCATACATTTTGATATCCATCCTTGGTCAGCCAGGAATCCTGAAGGATAATCTTTTATTACCGGCCCTAGATATGACATTACATTCCAATTATCTAATTTACCAGAATGCATGGTACCAGTAAAACCCAGGCGGTACTTTAAGCCAACCGCATGTGATAGAAGTTTCTTAAGTTGGAAGGCTCCTGAACCATGACACTCGTCTACCATAACACATTGAAAATCATTCAATCGGTCCTGATTCCTGGATAAGGATTGCCATGTTGAAATTACTATAGTTTTATCCCACTCTTTCTTTTTAGTCCATACCTCACCTATCAAATCATCGCTACAACCATAATCAATTAAATCATCATGGAATTGTTTTATCAAGGATACGGAAGGCACAACAATAATAACATTTTTTACTCCGGTTTTTTTATAATTCTCCAAAAGATGTTTTAATATGTATACTATGATAAGGCCTTTTCCTGACGCTGTGGCGGATCGTATAATACCTTTAGTAAATTTCAAGGAAGCCTCAATACAATCTTTCTGATATGGACGAGGATATAATTCTAGATCATATTTCATTTTCAATTTTGGGCCTTTGAATATATTTTTCACTTCATCAGATATGGTCAGTTTATTCCGTTTGAAATTTTTTCTATGGATTCTAATAAATTCTGTCAGTAATCCATACGGTATAGTATGTTTAAATTTATCTATCATCCCGACTTTGCCGTTCCAACCACCTGACTTATATGCGGACATAAACCGAAAACCAGAAACATATTCCGTGAACTCTTCCCTCATAAGCTCCATGTATTCTTCATCTTCGGTTACAATTTTCATTAACATTGGTGAAAACATTTCTAATTTTACTTCCTTCACATTCCACTCCTTTGTACATCTATCCAGGACTTTATTCGCCAGCCCTGTTGTTCAAGTCCTTTATAACACATTTCAAAAAATTTCACTCTAAGTTCTTGTTTCCTTAAAATTTGCTTCATTTGTATTATCTTCTTATCCTTCGGCAAGTAATATTTTTCTATTTCAGGTTTTGTCAATTCTTTATCCAATTCAAACCTATAATAATCATACTGCTTACCAACCAACATATCATATTTATCCTGTAACTCTACCAAAATGGCATTTTCCTTTATATGAAATTCTTTATATTTTACCATAAGCCATGGATTATCACTCAATTTTTCCGATAAATTCAAATCCGAAAATTTTACCATTTCTATAATGGGGTGCTCTGCCATCAACTCTTTTATAACATCATCCATAAAATCCTCCATATATCATATATATCACATATTTTCATAAATGTAAACGGGATTTTTTATATTTACATTTTAATATAATTGATGTATAATATAAAAAAAGGTAAAAAATTAGAAAGGATTAGATTATGAAATTAAAATTGTCCGTAGTTGTGAAAAAGGATAATAAATGGTTTGCTGGTTTCTTGGATAATAAAAAATTCACTCCCAATAAAGAAGTTAAAAAATTGGAGGATGTAAAAGAAGTAAGCGATTATATAACCTTAAAAAAATTTCTTACTTTGAAGGGTAAAAATACAAATATTGCCAACACAATTCTAAAAGAATCGGGACTCCAATCCATCTATATACTTGATAAACCTATAGAACCATCAGAAGAAGAATTTGAGAATTATTGGTGGAATACATTGAATCCTACTTGTGAAATTTGTAATAAAAATTGTAAACAAAGTAACTTTACATCAATTATAAAATGTCCATCATTTGCATCAGACACAAGGCTTTGTAATATATGTAGTAAAAAATGTAAGGCCCCGGAGAAATCACTAATTACTATGTGTTCATCATTTAAAAAGGAGTTAAATGGAAAATAATGTATTGGATCCAAATTTCCTTGAAAAATTAATAATAAAAGGAGCCACAATAGATAAAACATTCCTTATTTTAATAGCAAATGTATTTAAACCAGAATACTTCAATTCTTCCTCCATATCAATGGTATTCAAAATATTAAAAGATCATATGACCGAACATAAAAATATTGCTCCAAGAGATGTTATTATTAATTCCATTGATAATAATACCGAGATAATAGAACTATTTACGGATATTGATTCCATTGACTTTGATATAGCAGGTAATTATAGTTATTTGACAGAAGAAACCAATAAATATCTAAAAGAACAGGCCGTAAAAGGAGCCATAATGGAATCAGTTGATATTATTGATTCAGGCGGCGATAAAAATATAATCAGACAAAAAATAGAGGAGGCCTTATGTAAAGATATTAAGATTGATCTTGGTTTAAATTATTTTGGACAATTAGGTGAAAGGCTCCGAAGGATTTTTACCGCATCGGATGTTAGAATACCAACATATTTTCCACAATTTGATGAATATATAAATGGCGGTTTTCCGCCATTTACGCTTTCCGTTATGACCGCCAAAATCCATGGTTGGAAATCCAATATAATGGCCAATTTCATTTCCAGGCAAGTATTACATGGTCATAATGTAGTTCTAATGTCCCTTGAAATGGCCCAGGATGCCTTCGCCCAACGGTTTGATTCTATTTATTCACTTATGGATATCAATAGAATGTATATAAGTGATGATTATAGAACCAGATTAGTAGAAAGATTAAGAGCAGTAAAAGATACAGAAAACAGAGGAAATCTTTACATAAAACAATTTCCTACAGGTAAAGCATCCATAAAGGATTTCAGAATTTACTTAAGAGAATTGTTACTTAGAGGAATTAAACCACATATAGTTTATGTTGATTATATAAACTTGATGGCATCTGAATTTTCAAAAAGCGATAATATGTATAGTAGAATTAAGGCTATTGCCGAAGAATTGAGAGCAATGTCATTTGAATTTGAAGTTCCAATAATATCTGTTAGTCAATTAAATAGAGAGGGAAGTTTTGTGGGATTTGAAGAACTTGATTTCAATTATATAGCGGAGTGTTTGGATCCTGAAACAATGGTTATTAAGGATAACGGTTTTTCTGTTAAATTAGACTCTCTTAAAGTTGGCGATATGATAAAAGGTAGTGATGGATATGTCAAAGTTAAACGAATATGGCCGAAAAAAAAGAAAACCAAATATAAAATAATAACAAAGAGTGGAAAGGAAATTATTTGCAGTTCAGACCATAAATTTCCCACAGATAAAGGAATAAAATCAATTAACACAGGCATGGAAGTAGGAAATAAACTGGAATCCCAGTAACATCTGTATAAAATAAATAGTTACAGGGAGAATTTAAATGAATTTTAAAAAAATTAATAGAGTTGTGAATAGTAAATATTGGGAAATTGAAAACACCACAGATGAAATGGTAAAGGTATTAGAAGAACTACTAGAAAATATGGTAAAAATAACAGATTTTATAAAGGAGCATTTAAAATAATGGTTAACTATAACGATGAAATTATAAGCATCGAAAAAATCGGAGAAGGAAAAATGATGGATATTGAAGTTAATAAGGACCATTTATTTTATGCTAATAATATATTAACAAAAAACTCACTTGGACTTCCAGCAACCGCCGACTACATGTCCATCTTAGGAACCGATGAAGATGCCATGATTTACCAAAGTGAATTATTTTATAAGGTTGTGAAAAATAGGTTGGGTGGTAGAGTAGGTGAGATAGATAAATTCTATTATGATACCAGGTCACTCGCCATGTACGATTCTACGGAGATAGATTTATGGATAAGTGAGGCCACTCAGACAGGTGATACCAGAGATTTACATGAACACCAGGAAGTAATAAGACAAACCAGAGGAAGACGAGGCCAGAGATAATATATTTTAGTTTTGAGGAGATAATATGGAATTTGAGTATAAATTCAAAGAGACAGTAAAAAATTTAGGTGGGTTTTTTAATGCCCATACTCATTTGGATAGAGCTTTTGTAATGGAATCAAAATATATTGAACATGCTGATATGAATCCTTGGGATATTGTAACCTATCCTCTTGAAGTAAAACAACATATAACAGGAGCACTTCATGAAGGAGAAGCATATAAAAAACCTTCTTTACGAAATCGTATGATACTGGCATTAGAAAATTCACTTTTATATGGAACAAAAAGGATTGATAGTTTTATAGATACAACGGCAGATAGTAATGAACTTAATGCGTTAGAAGTTGCCATGGAATTAAAAGAAGAATATAAAGGAAAAATTGACTTTAGAGTAGGCGCTTATCCTATTTTTGGTTTTAAAGATAATGATCCTAAGCGATGGGATATTTTTTGTTCTGGCGCAAAAATAGCTGATTTCATAGGAACTTTACCTGAACGTGATGAAGGAAAAGGTCACATAGGATTTAAGGAACATTTTCGTAAAGTGATCAATCTTGCAAATGATTTAAATTATAAAGAGGTTCATTTTCATATAGATCAAAGTAATAATCCTAATGAAAATGGAACCGAAACTCTAATTGAAGCAGTAAGATGGTTGCGTCCTGATTTAAATGGCCGTGTTCAAGGAAAAATACCCACAATATGGGCAGTTCATGCGCTTTCAATTGCCTCTTATGATGAGGAAAGATTTCAAAGAGTTATTGATGGATTATATGAAACTAACATAGGAGTTATTGTTTGCCCAAGTGCCACACTTTCAAATAAACAAGACAGAAGTATTATGGTACCTATGCATAATAGTATTACTAGAATATTAGAATTATTACTTGCAGATATTCCTGTTAGAATTGGAACAGATAATGTAGAAGATTTTTTTCTCCCCATAGGAAGTTTAGATATGTATAAAGAAGTCTGGTGTGCCGCTAATGCTTTAAGATTTTATAATTTTGCTACATGGGCAAAAATTGTAACAAATAAATCCTTGAATGAAGTGGATAAAATGAAAATCAAAAAATCTTTAATATTTTAAAAGGAAAAAAATGACTTATTTTATAATATGTATATTATGGGGACTTTATGCCGTATATAAGAATTCTAAAAAGTTTCCAAAAGATTTATTTATAGATTTTATTGTAGTATTCTTAGTAAATATGGCATTAATGCCTCTTATGGTTATAGTATGGTTATTAGGGAAATTATAATGGATTTATGGAAAAAGGAAGAGTTGGAGAAACATAAAAACCACAAATTAGAAATAGTAAAATATAAAGATGGAAAGGTTTTTATGGAATGTATTACCTGTAAAGAAGTCCTTTTCCAAATAATTGATAATATGGAGAAATAAATGAAAATAAAATTCAAAAAATTATATAAGGATGTTATATTACCAAAATATCAAACGGATGGTGCCAGTGGATTTGATATTCATTCAAATCAGGATATGTATTTTGCTCCTGAAAGTAAAGGTATTATTGGCACTGGTCTCGCAGTAGAATTGCCACCAGGTACAGAATTACAAATAAGACAGAGAAGTGGAATATCAAAAAATGTACCAAATTATATATCCAATGCCCCTGGGACCATTGATTCCGACTTCAGAGGGGAGGTAAAGATCCTAATAGTAAATCATAATAGATTAGATTATTTTCAAATAAAAAAAGGTGACAGGATAGCACAAGGAATAATAGCACCTGTAATTAGATGTGAAATAGAAGAAGTTAAAAAATTATCTAAGACTAAGAGAGCAGAAGGCGCCTTCGGGAGCACAGGAAAATAAATGGCCATATCAGATAGGATAACCTATAATAGTATCACAATTCCTAGCACAATATTCACCTGGAGTAATTCCACACAAACACCAAATAAATGGGTATGGTTAAAATGGTTAGATGGTCTATCACCGACATATAATGATTTTCGTGCGGTGGAACCTATTGTGAGGGATAGTATTAACCTATTATTTGAGGAAATATTAGAGGAAATATGCTAACCAAAAAACAAATAAAATTGCTGGAATTATTAGAGGACCAAATGTCCGATTGTAAAGATTGTAATCTATGGACAGGTGGATATTTTTCTCCATATTGGACACCAAAATCTAAAATTATCATTATAGATTCATATCCAAATTTTACTTCAAAGGCTGAGTTTAAGAAAATTTTTCAAACAACATACTACCATGGTTATGATAAAGAACAATTCGCTATAATTAGTTGTACTAATTGTTATGATGATGAAAAATTAAGATCCTATGAAAGTTTAGAAGAATGTGATCAATGGGTAAGAAAATTTATAAGAATAATAGAACCTACTAATATATTGTTATTAGGAAAAACGGCCATAGAAAAATTCTTCCCTGGTGAAGGATATCAGAAAAAAATAATAGAAATAATATATTATAATTTAAAAATAAAAATGTATTTGTGCCTAATAATAAACCATTTAAATATATTTTATAAAATGTTAAAGGAAAATAAATGATAAAATTTAAAATCTTTGAAGAACTATTTACTAATAAAGGAGAATAAAAAATGGCAAATTTTGATGGAATGGATAATGAAGAAAAAAAAGAATTGGCAAAGAAAGTTGCCAATCAAATACTTAACTTAGGGAAAAAAGGAGGTAATAGTGGATTATTCTCTAAGGGCGGTTTAATAGGCGGAGTTTTTTCCAATATAAGTGGCATTATGTCTGCCGCTGAGAAATTACCGGAAGTTTTTGAAAAATTAAAAGAGGCCGGATTTGATATTGATGTAGGAAGTAATTATGGAAGAGCAACTCCTGGTAGAATGCATAAATTTCCAAGTAGTAAAATTAATAATACTGAACCAGAAAATAATTTCAATATAAAACGGAAAAACTCTGATAAAGAAACTAAAATTGATGTAACTTTATTAAATTCAGAATTACTTAAAAGATTAGAAGAACAAAAGGAAGAGTTACTAGAATTCCAAAAAGAAGGAATTTCCGTAGAAAAGGCTTTAAAAGAAATCGATGAAAAAATTAAAAATCTATTAAACCAAGGATAATATATATGGGAAAAATAATTGAAATAATAGAAAGGCTGATTGAAACAATGGAGAAATTAGATGAAACGGCCAGAGTATTTTGTGAACTAATTGCAAAACTAACAGGTGATGTAATAGATTGGGAAGATGATGAATGAATTAAATAAAATTTATATGGAATGCCTTTCTAAGTTTCCAGAATTAAAAAATTCTGCTCCCAAATTACTTATTGAAAAAACTTCTGATATACTTTCAGGCGCAAAAGGAAAAAAGAATAATAAAACTGTTATTGCACTATGGATTCCAGAACAAATATGGGGTAAATGGGATATAATAAAACCAATCATTTATCATGAATTATCTCATTGTATTAATTTAAAAAATCCTGATAAGATATTCTATGAAAGAGCCGATGAAAAATCAAAGTTATTATGGAAAAAATTGACAGAACAAAATACTATAGAATGTAAATCATAAAACGATAAGGATTAAAAATAATGATGGATATAGAAGATATAAAGAAAATAACATATAAAGAAGGCGATATATTGCTTGTAAAGATTGATAATGTGCCTTTACAGCAAAGAGAGAAATTTGCTAAATATATGGAAAAACACTTACCTGGAATAAAAGTTATTGTCATACCTAAAAACACGGAAACAACTATTATCGGTAAGGAAGAAAATTTTTTAGATATAAACTGGAATATAGAGGGGAAATAAATGAGTAAACAAGCATTAGACTTTTTTTTCAACACCATACCTATAGAAAAAATAGAAAAAAATTGTATGCCAATATATACCACAATGGAAGTTCCAGTTGAATTGAATCTTCCTATAGGTGAAATACAAGCAATGGAAACAAAAGAATTTGAAAACTATATTGAAAAAGTAAGAGTTTTCTTTTTGGACAAATATGAAAAGGAAAATATTCCTCTTGGAGGACAAAATGCCACCCTCGAAAAAATTATACATAACTTCAAACAACTAATAAGTTTGGATATAAATGATCCTAAAGTTTTTTATATGGAAGGTAAGGATAAAATCCTAAAGGGGTACAATAATTCTGGTAATTCGGTTAATCATTGGTTCCCTGAAATGAGGGATGTAACATTAACATCGGGTAAAAATACCGTGAAATATTCCATCATTGGTCAGTTGAGAGATTTGCCATTATATAAGAAGAAGGCGGAAAGGATCCTACTGAAAGATTCCTTAAAGATGTATAAAAAATCGGATCAACTTATGTTCCCAACTTTTGCGAACTGTATAAAGGTGGTCACTGGGGCACAACCACTCACAAATATACGAGTTCCTGTGGCTAAATGGATTTATCAATCAACCATACTAACTGAGGACAAAGATGAATATATTGTTTTTGATCCTAGTGCTGGTTGGGCTGGCAGGCTTATAGCGTTCCTGGCGTCATCATCACATCCAGCTATGAAAGGTAAAAGATGTGTATTTATCTGTACGGATCCAAATAAAGTTATATTTGAAAGGTATGGAATGATAGTAAGATTTTGGAAAAAATATGTTGATCCAGGAAATAAAGCAAAAGTATACCCTATATGTTGCGGATCAGAGGAATTCCATAAAACCGAGGAATTCAAGAGGTTCAAGGGTCGCGGTAATATAGTATATACCAGTCCTCCATATTATAACCGAGAGCGGTATTCTGATGATCCAGAACAATCATTTAGGAAATTCAACACTTATGAGAAATGGCGGGATGGATTTTTGAAAGATACCATACAAAATGCCTATGATTTCCTTGGTGAAGGTGGTAAGTTCTTCTGGAATGTTTCTAATATTTCAGTAACAAAAAACATTACCTACCCATTAGAAAATGATAGTGTAAAAATTGCCAAATCCATAGGATTCCAATATGTAGAGGCCATAAAAATGCTTATGCGGAATTTCCCGGGACGTGACCAAACAGATGAAAAAATTGAGGCCATGGTCAAAAAAGGATTCAATTTTATTAAAACACAAGGAAGGTGGGTAAAATTTGAATCCATCTTTCACTTTATAAAATAAAATAAAAAGAAACTTGCCGATAACCACGGAGCAAACATAATGATAAAACTAGCGACAATAGATGACCATAAAGAAATAATGACCATTTTCAGGCATTACAAAGAAGTTTTCCCACATATAAGAAATGATTTTATCAAAAGGACCATAGAATCCGGCAACTGCATATTTAATCACGGAACAGTCATTACCTTTAACAAATATAAAAGAGGCCAGAATGTCGGAAATTGTAAAACCAATAAAGGTGATTGGATACTCCACCAAATTGCTACAAAAGAGCAAGGTAAAGGTAACGCCACAAAAGTTTTTAACGAATTTTTAGATTTTATTGATGGTGATTTATTTTTGAATGTGAGAGCAGATAACAAATGGGCCATTAAGTTCTACCTAAAAATGGGCATGAAACAGGTTGGTGATATTACCTGGAGCAAAGGAACCCTCAAAGGAAAAGTATTTAGAAAAATGAAAAACAACAAAGATAAAGAACTAATAGACAGAATAAACAAAGAACTTGAATTTATGAATGAAATGGATGTAGAAGAATATACATTTTTTCGTAAATGGTTGAAGATAAAGAAGACATATCCTATCAAAAAAATAAATCCATTCTTTGAAGATAAACCGCATCAATATAGTGAACTTGATGTGGTAAAAAATAATATATGGGTACCAACGAAACCAGAAGATTATTTGAAATTGGAACCTGAAGTGGTTCCCGTTGTTGGTAAAGAATTAATGAAAATAAGAAAATCATTAACCTTCGTGTCTTCCACACAAGCCAATTCTAAACTTGGTAGAGGAACCAGACATATTGTTATTGATAAACCAACAGGAAAATATTTAGGCCTACTTGATGTTGGATCAGATTTATTGGACCTTGGTGGCAGAGACAAGTATATTGGATGGACCAGAGAATCAAAAACAAAAGGTCATATGATAAACCATCTAATTGCCGGTCGTACTATAATGCCAACACAACCATTTGGATATAACTATCTTGGCGGAAAATTATTGGCATTACTTTGTTTATCAGATAGAATTATAAATTCCTTTAGCGAAAAATATGGCGATATAATAGTGGCAGTTTCAACAACAAGTTTATATGGATCATTTTCCCAATACAATTCACTAAAATATTGGAAAAAGTGTGGCCATAGTCAAGGGTCAGTAAAATTATTACCATTGAATGATACCGTGGATTTGATGAAAGAATGGTTGAAAAAGAAATACCCAGAAAAATATGATGATTGGTGGATTAAAACAAAACCTGGTGGAGGTCCATTAAAAAGAGACCATAAAAATAGGTCTATGGCCTTCGTATATTCAAAGTTAGGTATAGATAAAGACCTAATAGAAAGTAATCATAAGAGAGGAATTTACTATTCACATTTATATACCAATAGTAATGACTTCCTTAGAGGTGAAATTAAAGAAACACAATTAATTCCAAGGTTTGATAATAGATTTAATGTTTTGGTTGATTTATGGAAAGAAAAATATGCCTCAAAAAGAGTTAAAAATCTAGTTGATAATAAAAAATTCTCATATGATACCATATTCTATGATGGTCTTATAACAATGGATTGGGAAGAAGCTAAAACCACATATTATAAATAAGAATATTTACTTATTTACAATATAATGATATAATTATATAAAATTTGAATGATGTTTAAAGGATATAATATGAAATATAAAGTGGGTGATAAAATTATAGCAAAAACAAAATCAACCGGTAATAGTTGGAAAGAAAAATTTGATGGAGGTATATTGACCATAACCGATGTTTATGATTATTATTATGAATGTCATAAAATTTCACATGTTGGTAGGCATTACCTTGAAAGTGATGTGGTGTCGGCATATGATGAAATTAATAAAATAGATGTTTATTTTAATTCAATAATGGATGATATAATATGAAATATAAAGTAGGTGATAAAATTATAGCAAAAAGTAAATCAATAGGTAATAATTGGGAAGAAGAATTTGATGGAGGTATATTGACCATAACCGATGTTAATAATCATTATTATAAATGCTGTAAAATTTCACATATTAATAGGCATTACCTTGAAAAAGATGTAGTGCCAGCAATACCTGATGAAATCAATATACAATTTGATTTAATAATGGATGATATAATATGAAATATAAAGTAGGTGATAAAATTATAGCAAAAAGTAAATCAATCGGTAATAATTGGACAGAAGATTTTGATGGAGGTATATTGACCATAACCGATGTTAATAATCATTATTATAAATGCTGTAAAATTTCACATATTAATAGGCATTACCTTGAAAAAGATGTGGTGTCGGCAATACCTGTTGATGAAATCAATATACAATTTGATTTAATAATGGATGATATAATATGATGAGAGAGGCAACTAAAATTTTTAAAAATTCTTATTATGATACAAAAAATAGCCGGATGCACCTTTGGGAACAAATTAATGGAAAAGATTTATATGCCACATATGATTGGTCTCCATATGTGTTTCTAAAAAACACCAAAGGCCATATAAGAACAATTGATGGCCAATCAGTTCATAAAAAAAGTTTCCAAACATACCAGGATTATTACAATTTCTCAAAAGACAACAGTAATATCCTGGAGAATTCCATAAAACCAGAAATACAATTCTTATCTGAAAGGTATTATAATATTTCTGATGATGAGTTGAATGTACCTAATTTATTGATATATACTATAGATATTGAAGTGGTCCGAAAAAAAGGTTTTCCTAATGTCAATGAGGCTATAGATCCAATAAATTTAATATCCATAAAAAATAGTAAAACAAACAAAATAACAACATTTGGTAAAAAGGAATATACAGGAAAGAAAAAAATAACATATATCCATTGTGAAAAAGAAAAAATACTCCTAATAAAATTTTTTGACTTCATGTATAAAAATCCTCCTGATGTTATAACAGGATGGAATATATCCAACTTCGATCTTCCATATATTATAAACAGAACAAAAAATTTATTCGGAAAGGATGAAATATATAGATCATTATCACCTATAAAAATTGTAAGAACCTGGCAATCAAAAAAATATGATGAAATAAATATAGATATTGCTGGTATATGTATTTTAGATTATTATCAAATATATAAATGGTACTCTCCAAATAAACTTGAATCATATACCTTGGATTATGTTTCCAAATACGAACTAGAAAAAGGTAAATTAGATTATTCAGAATATAAAGATTTACATGATTTATATAAAAATAACTGGAACCTTTTTGTGGATTATAATGTTGTGGATTGTGATAGAGTTGATAGTTTAGAGAAGAAAATGGGTTATATAAAACTTATTCAATCATTATCTCTTTTAACAAAATGTCCTATGAAGTTTTATAATTCAATGACACAACTTATTGAAGGAGCAATGCTTACATATTTCAGAAGGAACAATTTATGTGCTCCTTATTTTGCTGGTGGAACACAAGAAGGATTTGAGGCCGCATATGTAAAAAATCCTATGAAAGGAATGCATGAATGGGTCTCATCTTTAGATATAAGATCATCATATCCTTTTCACATAATTACATTAAATATGAGTAATGAGACCTTTATAGGTTGTATCAATAGCCTTACAGAAGATGAAATTATATATAACACCAAGAATAGAAGTTTCCCAAAGTTCACAATGATAAAAAATGATGTTGGTGTAGTTGAATTTAATGATAAAAAACTGAAATCATTTAACATGGCACTTGACAGAGGCCTCATAACTATAGCGCCTTGCGGCTCTGTTTTTTCAACAACAGAACCTGGCGTTCTTGCTATAGTTGAAAGAGAGATTTACTTCAAACGAAAAGAAGTAAAAGGTAAAATGTTTGAAGTAAAGAAGAATGACCCTGATAACCCAAAAGTCGGTCAACTTTTCGCATTACAATTGTCCATCAAAATTCTCCTAAATGCCATGTTCGGGATAACCGCTGTTCCTTATTCACGATACTTCAACACCTATATTGCCGAAGCAATAACGAGTTGTGGACGCCACACACTAAAACAAGGAGAAAAATTTGTAAATTCTCTACTGAATGATCCAACAAAAAAACTAAAGGAAATTTTTAAAAAAATAGAAAATGAGTAAAATTATAACTTATAAAAATGTAAAAGAAAATATAGAGGAAATGGAAGGTTATAAACTCCTCTCAAAAGAATATAAAAACGCAAAAGCAAAATTAAAAATACAGTGTCCTTATTTACATATTTTTGAATTAAATTGGAATAAATGGCAGGGAAGAAAAAGATGTAATATATGTAAAATAGGAGGTAAATTATCTTATAACCATGTTAAGGAACAAATAGAAAAAGAAGGATATAAGTTATTATCTAAGGAGTATATATCTTGGTATTCAAAATTAAAAATAAAATGCATCGAAGGACATATATATCATCAATCATATGGTTTATGGAAAAAAAGAAGATTTAGATGTCCTGACTGTGCAGGCAATATAAAATATTCTTATAACCATGTTAAGGAACAAATAGAAAAAGAAGGATATAAGTTATTATCTAAGGAGTATAAAAACAATGGAACAAAATTAAAACTTCAATGTATAGAGGGACACAATTATAAAGCCAGTTTCTCATGTTTTTTAAAAGGACAAAGATGTCCATATTGTGTTGGAGGTATAAGGTTAGAATATAAAAATGTTAAAAACCAAATAGAATCTATAGAAGGTTACAAACTCCTTTCAAAAGAATATAAAAACAATCACGAAAAACTAAATATACAATGTCCAAAAAATCATAAGTTCAAAATGATATGGAATACCTTTAAAAACAATCAAAGATGTCCATGTTGTGTATTTATAGAGAAATCTTCAAAGCCAGAAAAAGAAATAACAAGGATCATAAAGAAACATATAAAAGAAACGGAAATAATATCCAATGATAGGACTCAAATAATTAACCCATTAACTGATAAAAATCTAGAACTAGACGCATGGATTCCATCTCTCAGAAAAGCAATAGAGTTTAATGGAGATTATTGGCATTCTAAACCAGATGTAAAAACTAGAGATGCTATTAAAAAACAACAATGTAAAGAAAAAGGAATAAATTTGTTAATAATAAATGAAAAAAATTGGATTAATAATAAGAACAGATGTATTGAACAAATAAAGGAGTTTCTCAATGATTGATTATGTTGTATATGGCGACACAGATTCCGTGGCAGGAAAATCCATAATTGTAACGGACCAAGGTGATATACCAATATCAGATTTATGGAATATATCGATAGAAAAATCACATGATAAAAAAGATTATGGATTGTTACCAGGTATAAAAGCATTAACTTTTGGAAATAAAAGTCCTGTATTTAAAAATATAAATTATATTATGAGACACAAAACATCTAAAAAAATGTTTTTAATACGTTATAGAGATATAATGGTTGAGGTTACAGAAGATCACTCAATAATGGTGGAAAGGAATGGATTTTTATTGGAAGTCAAACCAGGAGATATAATAAAAAAAGATAAAATAATTATTTTGGAACCCTCCGTGTATAAATTTCATATTAAAAAAATAGAAGATTTCGATATAATACCATTGGGTGTTAAAGATCAATATGTATATGATATAGAAACAGAAGATAATCATAATTTCTTTGCTAATGGTGTATTGGTACATAATTCCTTATATATTAATATAAATAACTTCATTCTTGATAACATAAAAAACGGTGATAATTGGACATTACTTTCAGATGAAGAAAAAATAAAATATGTTATGGAAATCTCAAAAATAATAGAAGATCATGTGAATGACAAAACATATAATGAAACCCAACTTATTGATTATAATAGTCAGGTCAAGGATTTAAAAATAACTTTTGAACAAGAAAAGATTGCCAAAACAGCATTATTTATAAAGAAGAAAAAATATGCTGTCTGGTGTGTAAATGAGGAAGGAATCTCTGTCGATAAAATATCTGTTACTGGTCTTGAAGTAGTTAGATCAGATAGTTCCCAAATAATTAGAGAAAAACTAAAAAACATCTTAGAAATGATTATGAAAAGCAAGTCGGATAAAGAGTTGATGGATATAATTGATAAGAATAAAAAAGAATTAAAAGATATTTATCCTGAAGAAATTGCTGCCAATATAGGTGTAAATGGTATAGATAAATATATAATTGATGGTAAATCTATTAAGGGTACACCGTGGCATGTAAAAGGTGTAGCAAATTATAGAAGACTGTTACGGGAATTAAAAATAGAAGATAAATATGAAGATATATATGAGTCTATAAAAGCAAAGGTAGTTTATGTGAAAAAAAATCCTTTCGATATAGAAACTATAACATTTCATAGATGGCCAAAAGAGTTTGATAAAATCCTGGAGGTCGACCATGAAACCATGGTCAGTAAATTCTTTTTGAAAAAAATTGGATTTCTTTTAGAACCAATAGGAAAAATTAATTTAATTGAAACAAGCCAAAAAAGAGAAGAAGTTTTAAATAGCTTTTTTATATAAGAGAAAAAAAAATGTTTAATAGTATAACACCTCCAGAAATGAAAAATTTACATAATAAACACAAAAAAATTATAGAGGACCATATTAATAAAATTATATTCGGTATGAATAAAATCGAAGGAATATATTTTGTTTATTCCTTTATGAATACAACTTTCCAAAAGGCTGAAAATTATGTTAATTCTTTAAGAAATGGTCATTCTAATGGTGTATACGATAAGGTAAAAAACTTAATTTCAGAGAATAAAATTATATTTGCCATAAAGCTATATCGAGATACAACAGGTTTTGGATTAAAAGAAGCGAAAGATTATGTATTCGCAGTTAAGAATGGAAAAATAGGTCCTCCTATTATAGAAAAATTTTTACCGGATGAAATATGGGAAATAAATTAAAAGGAAAAAATGATGAAATATGGGAAATAAATTAAAAGGAAAAAATAATGAAAAGTATTGAAGATTTGAAAAAAAACATGGATGATTTAAAAGAATCTCCTACATTTGATGAATTATTAAATTTATTAGATGAAGCATATTATTTAGGCATAGATGATGGCGAAGATATAGGATATAAAAAATCTATGAATGATAATAGTAACAGAGATTGTGATGATTGTGGATCATATGATGATGGATATGAAGAAGGATATGATGTTGGTCACTTAAACGCACAAAAAGAGGAATATGATAGAGGACATAATGAAGGATATGATGAGGGGTATAATGAAGGATATGATAATGGGTATGATGAGAGGTGTAAAGAAGAACATGACACATAAAGAAATAAATTAGAAAAAACAAACCAAAAGGATTAGACGAATAAATATAAACCTTACGAAACGCTTTTAGCAAACACAATAGCTGCCTGTCTTGCTTGATCATTAGTTTTTATGGTATATTCTTTTCCGGTACTATTGCCTATAGTATCGGATTTCATATTATCACCAATACCAAATCCATACACGGCTCGGTGGCTCCAACCATAAAATTTGGAATCCGCATCAGATTTACCAAAACTTGCCACACTATGGTCAGGACTTATCTTTTCTGGTTTTATCAATAACCAATCTTGGAATTTAACCTTACTTGATTTATCGGTATATCTCGGAAGGTTCTCAAATGTTCTTTTCCCAGGAGGAATATCAGTTTCATGGTACATAGTCTTTTTGAAATTTTTCATTCTATTAGTTTTAGGATTCATTTTCTTATTCTTCTCTTTCTTTATCATAGGAATAGTGTATATTTCTGATTCTTTCATATGCTTTTTTAATCTACTCATTATATGTTTCCTCTCTACTATTAAAATCTCTTATCTCTCTTTCCTTTCTTCTTCTATCATAACAAGTGGCACATATTTTTTTATATTCCCTTGTAATATATATACTATAACCGCAATTTTTACCGCAAAGTTGGCATTTCATGGCATTACCCAATATAATTATCTATAGTATTTACTAACTCCTCAAAATAAATATTTCTCAATTCTGTTTTTACTTTCCATTCAAATATTCTTTAAATTTTATATTATTTTTTATCCAATTGTTTATCAAATTTGGTGGCCTTGACGTCCTTCTTTATATCTTTCTTGGACTTCTCACGGCCACGCCATCCACTGCCACCATACTTGGCATCTTTTATGGCCGCACAGAACCCTTTAGCTTGATCTCCCATTCTTCCGGTGAGGTGAGAAACACAAGCATCAAAAAATCCATGAGCGTCGGCCTTCTTACCAACAGTCTTTTCAAACTTACTTATAGATGATTGAGTCCAACCTTTAGTAGCTATAGGAGCCTCATTTAAATATTCTTCCACCATTATATTTTCATAAAACTTCATATTTTTCCAACTCCTTCAAAAACCCTTTTATTCTATCAACAATGTCCTTTCTTATTAATTTAGGTTTAAGTTTTTTTACTTGCCAATTAATTTTATTAATTAAAGCCTTTGGAACATCAAATTCAGTTGGAGGGCCGTAATTTTTATCACTTGTACTTAATGTCATTTAACTTTCCCTTTAAAATATATTTATAAATAATTCTTTACCTGCCATCAATTTTTCATAGAATTTCATTTTTTATTCCTTTTTTTGGGGAAGATAAAACTCACATCACCCAAAATCAAATCACCATCTATTTTTTCCACTTTTGACCATATATTATTAGCAAATTCCTCAAATTTATCGGCATCCAATGATCCACTAACACTTTTCATTATTTTTACAATATTATCTTCCACTTTACTTTGTAATTCATCTTTTTCAATCACAAACTTTTTAGCCAACTTTATAATTTTAGCCTCTTCCGACTTAATATTCCTTTCTTCTGTTATATATTGTTCTAATTTACTCATTATAACCTCTCTAATTTATATTTCTTAATAAAATAATCCAACTTCTCTAATTTAATATAAATCCAAAGAAAATAATCTACAGAACCTGGTATACCTGTTCTTATACCAGCTTCTATATATGGTTTTTCTTTACCAAAAACAATTCTCCTTACTATAAAAGTATAATGTGAAAAATTATCCTTATTAGCAGATATTTTGAGTATATCCTTTACAGATAATTTTGTTGGTTTTCTAGCCCAACTAACATTACAATCTAGTTCGTCCGCCTTGACCTTATAAGACTTCGATATACAGTCCTTTAAAAATTTAACCTCATCTTTTATATGGTCTAAATTATAAAACATATCAGGTAATATATTTTCAGTAAGGTATTTTTTTAACTTCATATTATTTCCCATAGTAACTTTCTAGCTTTACCTTCATCTTTATTACTTCAGGTGAGAATTTATATATTTTACCATCCCATGATCTACTACAAAGAATAGGATGTTGTTTATTTTTAACATTTAAACCTATAATCTTATAATAATTATCATTAAGCGCAAATTGCTTACCTAACATATCTATAGTAAGACCGTATTTGTTACAATATTTTTTAAAATCCGCTTCTATCTTTTTCTCATTATAACTAGAAGTTTCTTTTCTTAATTTTAAATTATCAGATTTTTCTACCTCTATTATTTTTTCTATTTTTTCTATTATATCCATTTGTAATTCTCCTTAAATACTTATATTTAATCTTCCAAACTATATTTACTTAATTATCCTTGTAATTTTTACCATTATGTTTTTCCTTATTCTAATTCCTTGTCCTTCATTACCTTGGCTATTTCCTTTTGAATCTCCTGCATGATTCCAGTAAATCCCTTACCGTAAAAATTCAATCCACTAATATTGGTAATATCAGGATGACCGCCAGATTGGGCCATAATAACATCCCATAAAGGTATTTCTATTTTCTTCAATAGAGCCTTTTGTTTTCCAGATAAATATTTATATGGTTTTGTGGATATATCGGATATAATTTCACGGAAATTACCTTTTAAAGATTTTATTTGTTTTTCAAATAGGGCCACTATATCCTTGAAAGTAAATCCCATTGCTTTGGTATCTTCTTTTTTTATGTCCCTCTCAAACATATATTTTATAGTATCCAAAGATATTTTCTTAGATAGTTTATTTTTGAATTTCGGCATAACTTTTTTCATTACAAGATCACCTAAATGATATGGATTTTTACCACTTTTAAAAGGATTTTTGCTCAATTGAATCAAACCCATCGGCCATACTATTGTCATAAAGTCGGCCTCCGGATTGTTCTTAAATGGGGTATATCTATCATAACCTTGCCTCATTGAACCGCCACCATATTGAACTAGTGTTGTACCTATCATAATATATTGACCGTTTTTCAATTTAGTAACATCAGATAAACTACCTTCAATTCTTTTTTTAGATTGTTGTTCCACATAATCTTCTATACCGGCCGCAATATCTTCAGGTGCTTTATAACCAGAATCTTTAGCCAATTTTTTGATTATGTTATACATTGATATAAGAGATGGGTTAGCCTTCATAACCAAATTTACAAGGAATCCAGGCATATTTTTATAGCTAAGGAGTAAACGGTTCACAACAAATCCCATCATTTGGTGATTTTTCTCAACTGATTTTTTCTTATCAAGGCTAAACGCTGCCCTCATTATATCATCAGGTGTTAATCCTTGGGAGGCAAAATCCGCGGAATCTACGGTACTAATTATCTTCGCATCTTTAGGTGGGAATAAATCACTTGGTGAAAGAACCTGAGAAATATATGCCGCATTTGATGGCGTTTTGACAAAAGAAGTGGATGTTCCTTTTTCTACACCTATTTGACCTGTATGGTGATCGGTATGGATATTCATAACAACTTTTCCATGACTAAAATCCACTAAAACTGCAAGGACCTTATTTTTTGGCTTAGGTATTCCATATTCAGCTCCGCCGTATTGGATAGGATGCGCGTCCACGGTTTTTATTCCAAAGTTTTTTAGGTAAGTCTTCATTCCTAATGCCGAGGTTACGCCGTCCGTGTCGATGTGGAAATAAATTTCGGCCTCTTTATATTCCTTACCAAGGTCCCTCATGTTCCTTAAACCAGTTTCGTCTATCCTATTAACTTCCATTTCATATTGTTTTATTTTATTAATTATATCCATTCCATTTATTTCCTTTTATTATATTTTCTCTTGCCCATAAAGGTTGTAAATTACTTAAAGACCAACACTCCTTAAAATCACTACAATTATAATCTACTATATTAAAACTTGATATAGGTCTTATGTGGTCTATATGCCATTTCCCATGATTTTCCCATGTCATGTCTGGTTTAAATAAGATCTCCATATGTTTTTTAAAACTTTCAAGTGTCCATCCAACTATATTTTCCCAATGCATTCCGCCTTTGCCACTTTTTATAGAACCTCTGATTCCATTTGATAAAACTCTATTTAATTTATACCTTTTATTAAATTTTATACCTTTTTCAGTTTTATTATACCTTAATGCTCTCCTTCTATGACCTTCTCTTCTTTGTTCTGATATACCTAAATTTTCTTCACACTCTTTGCACCTAATACTATAACCATTCTTCTTTTTGGAATCCTTATAAAATTCTGCCATATTTTTTTTGTTCATGGCATTCTTTACACATCATTTTATCATTCTTTATATCCTCAGGTTTAACACATTTTCCGCATCTCTTACCATTACTCCAATTATTCCAATTCATTGAACTCCTATGCCCGTATTCACAGATAAAATCTATTTTGAGCTTCTGCCTTTTCATGGAGTTTTCATATTTCTCTTTTTTTGTTAATACCTGGTAACCTTCCTCTTCAAAGGATTTTACAATATCTTCAAATGGAATCATTCCATTTTTTTGTGCTATGTGCGAAACACAACTTCTACATAACTGCCTATCAATGGTTTTCCATTTATTGTCTCCAAATAATGATGAAGACATGGTTATATTGATTTTCTTAGGATATAAACATAAAATATTATCACATATATACCTAACTTTATAACCTTTCAGTTTCTTTTTCAATACCTCACTTCTATCGGCTTTGAAACAATATAATTTTTTTCTTTTACCTTTTTTCCTTTTGGTTTTTATTCCCCATATATCAACTATCATAATTTAACCTCCTTTATAGGTTTTTATTTAGGAGTTAGATTGGATGATAAAGGCATCCAATCAAGGTGGCCAAACCCTGTCCTCCTTATTTACTCAATATAAATCTTACACCAATTATACTATCAATACCATCAGGTAATTCATTTTATGTATCCTCTAAAACAATCTAGTACTTCTTTTTATTTTTAAATTTTCTCCAAGAATCATATACAATATCATAATCCACATCTTGAATAGATGCTATTTTTTTAACTTCTCTTTCTTCCTCGGTTTCCATCTTTTCTTTCAGTTTAGATATTTCTACTTTATATTTATTGAGCTTTTTTAATAGTTCAGAAAATTCGTCGGTACCATATAAATTTTCATATCTTCCTTCATCCAATTTTTCATCAATCTTATCAATTATATTCATTATTACTCCTCCTTTTATATATTAGGTTTTCCAAATAATCTTTCCCTCATTAGCATATTAGTACCTAATAAATATCTCTCATACTCACCATCACCTAACCACACTATATCAGGATACAATATTTTTTTAACCTTTTCCTCGTCATCAAGATATGGCGTATTATTTTTCATAAGAATTTTTGCAATTTTATGTGATGCTTCCATGAACCAACCTTTTGTTTTCATTAGCATTAGTAACTGTTTTACCAATACACTTTTTGATTCTATTTGACCATCAGATGCCAAAAGGACCACTTTATTTCCATATTTTTCTTTTCTATAAGATATAAAAGCATCTGGTTCTGGATCAGCATCCATATTTATAAGCCATAAGAGTTTATGTTTTGTAAGGAATTGATGGAAATCTGTGGAACCTAATTCTCGGAAACCTTCACTCCTATAAACTTTATTATACATAAACCAAAGTTTAGCCGACATGGATTTATCCAACTTCTGTATATTGGCAACGGTCCATTTCTTATATGGTAATTCTAATTCATTTAGATAATTCTTAAACCTCATTATTTTCCTTTATCCATAGTTTGCTGCTAAATGCTTCCATCTAGCCAAACCAGCAGATTTAACTTTAAACCCATTCAATAACGTCCTCATATTTGTTTCTTTACCACTCTTTTTCATTTCTTTCAAATAATCCAATACTTCTTTCTTTTCATTCATAGGTAAAATATTACCACCAATTTCACCTAAAATTGATTCCATCCTCTTAAAAATATCTTTAGATTCTAATGTAATATCAATAACAAAGGAACGAGACTTCAATGCCGAGTCAATTTTTGATTCATTTAAGTTAGTTATAAATATTATTCTGCCTGTGAATTCAAAAGCACTGGGGAATTTAGGTGGTTTCTTTGCTGAGGGGTCCGCCAATTGTTCTTCTATATCTATATATAATTTTTCTATATCCTTATTTGACATTTGTGAAACATCTCTTGTCATTGGTGAAATCCATGAAATTGTTCTCTTATCATAAGAGTCCAAGGCAGCCTTTAACATAAGAACTGTATCAGTATTTTTAAAAATGGAATCTATATCATCAAATACAATCAATTTATTTCTATTTAAAAATAATTCGGAATATAATCCTAATGGACTGGCTTTACCTTTTATTAATTTCCATTTACCGCCTTCGGCTCCCATAATCTCCTGAACCTTTTTAGTTACAGTGTAGGTTTTTCCAACTCCAGATAACCCGGTAACCAATAATGATGGTTGAATACCACTAGCAACCAAAGACACAAGGTCATCTAAATCGGCAAAAAGAATATCAGGATCGGCAACCACTTTTTTCTTTAATTTTTCTTCGGCCACTTTTATTTCAGTTGTGTGAGTTGAAACTTCCTTTACACCTTTAATTGACTTCAATTCTTTTTTAGCTAAGGTTACAGCCTTTCTAAATTCGGCTTGAGATAAATTAATATCAACACCAAATTCTTTAGCCAATGCTATTTTTGTTGGTCCGTAACTGGCTTCTGATATAATACCAACATAAGAAGTTTTGATAAATTTTGAAACAATCTTAACCACTTCTAGGATATTAATTCCTTTAAGTATTGGTAAATTGGCCGTAGGTTTCTCTGGAGTTTTCATATCATCCCAAATATCTACAGAAGTAATTAAGGAAGATTTACCACCTTTTTCAAGGTTAAATCTCACCATTTTACCTGTTTCAAGGACATATTTCATTCCTATACCAGATTTACCATTACCTTTCTTAAATCTTTCAGTATTATTATTATGGCCGCCAAAAGGATAAAATTGGCTACCAACTGATCTTCCAAGGACATTGGTTAATAATTTTACTGCCTTTTCAAGGTCACTATTTCTGAATGAGGCCTCATTTATCATATATTTTTTAAATCTCATTTATTTCTCCATTACCATACTAAAATTTACATTTCTTTTTTATTAGATGGTTTCTTTTCATCCTTTTCTAATACACAAACCTTTTTCTTTTTATCATAAACATATCCCTTAGGACATTCACCACCTATTACATCCACATGGCCTTTAGCCAAATTTTGTTCTACATCGGCCGTAACCGTTCCTTCTTCACCTATTAATATATTTATCTTATTTATGATATCTTTACTCATATCAATCATTCTCCTTGAGGATTATCTTTTCATTATATAATTTTAATTTTATAATCTCCAATTTAAGCTCGGCCATCTCTTTTATTAACTGTATTACCCGTGTTTTAATATCTATTTTAAACTCACTTAAACCTTCCTTAAACCATTGTGGAGGCGCATTATCTGCCCATGTTTCTAAATTTCTTATCCTTTCTTTTAAATCATTTCTTTCTTTTTCTATATATATATTTTCCTTTGCCCCAAATTCCCTAACATTTATAATTAAATTTTCACTTACAGCTATCCTACTCTCTAAATTGCCAATTCTAATACTTAAAGCATATGAAGCACTAACAACAATAACAACCATAGAAAAAATTGTTATTAACATTTGCCAAATTCTACTTTCTGATATTCTGTTTGCCATTGAATTAATCATCATAACTCCTCTTTATTTTATCCTTTGTAATGATCCATCTGATTTTACCAAAAGTCCAAAAAATTCTATAGGCGGAATTGATTCATTATCCGTTATATTATGAATTTTCTTAACCTTATTTATAATATCTAATGGTAATTTATTTTCCATTTTTATGAATGTTTTAATATTAGTTATATCATCATCTAATAAACGGACTCGACGGTATAAACCAGTTTTAAGATATTTTAATATGATTTGTTCTTTACGTTAGGCGGTAGTACCAGTTTTTAAGTTACCGGCACGTTCAACATATATATTATCAATTGGAATACCATGATCCCTAAATGTTTGGAGGAAAGTTTCTTTAGAATCAAAATCAGATCGAGCAGTAAGGAAAACCATCTTTGAATTCCTTTGGTCTATATTTTTAAACATTCGCTTAATACGGTTAATAGTTTTTAGTATAGGTATTGATGTTTTATTAAATAATTCTGCACTTCTATATTCCCGATAATCAAAACTCTCATCAGGTTGTAATTCATATGTATTAAATTCTTGGTTATTTAATTTTTTTATAATTTGGCCATGTTTAAGTATATACACCATGGCAAAGGTTCGGTAAATAGTTTCATCCACATCCAAAAATGTTATTCCGGCACCATACTTACTTGATAATTCATTAACAAATCTTTTTAATCTCATATTTATTCCTTTCCATCCAATATTTATCTTATATTCTTATCATTATTTATAAATATTCTATAAATATAAATAGAAATAATAATATAGGAGAAATTTTTATGCGTTTAAACAATTTTCTAAATGAGGAAAATATAGTTATTAAAACACTAAAATCACTCAAAAATAAATCATATAGTGCCGTAGAGAAAATTTTTAAGGATTCTTGGATGGAATTTTCTAAAACTATTACCGACCATGATAAAAAAAAAGGTACCAGTTTAGAATCCAATGTATTAAAACTTATAAATAAAAGTTATGGTACCAATTATAAATCCTTAGAAAAAGTCGGTAAAATGAAAATAATGGAATCCGATATGAATGAAGATTTCAAACATTTCTGGGAAATGGTAAAAATGGAAGGATTTCCTATTCTTTCCTTTTGGCCAGGATTACAAGTATGGTTACAGATAGATAAACTTATCCGAGGTAGTGGATTTGATATGAAAACCGTTATAATTTATGCTTTACTTTGGGCAGCATTAGTTAGTGGTAAATTTGTAAGGTCATGGGATAAATGGAAGAAAGAAAATCCAGAAGAATTTGAAAAAGAAGGCGGTAAAAAAAATCCATTCTCAATAAAAGGAATATAATGGTTTTAGATAAATTGGAAAACTATATAAAGGAATCAAGACACCATACAAGTATTTATTCTAAAAAAATAGAATTTGATGAAGTACTATTAGAATATAAAGAAATAAAGGGAAAAAAGGATAAAAAAATATTTCTATCCCATTTAGATAAAGAAATAAGAAATATAATTATTAAATTGGAAGAAGGTGGATTAATATAAAAAATAATCCAAATTAAGGAGAAAATTAAATGAGAAAATTAGATTATGGAATAATAGCTAGTATACTTATTATTATAGTTATGATATTTGCTTTTAATCATCCTTCTATTATTAAAAGTAATAAAGCTGATATTAGTAGAACTATTTATGAAGACTCCAATACCTCTTATATTTATATTTATGGTTCTATTGAACCTCCTTTAGCTTTACATACTCTATCAACCATAGATTTGATAAAAAGACGTAACAGTACTTCCAAAAGAAGGTTAGTTATAAATAAAATTATAGTTACTATAAATAGTCCTGGAGGTTCCGTTACGGAATCTATAGCCATAATTGACGGATTAGAAGATTTAAAAAAACAAGGGGTAAAAATTATTACCATTGGTAGAGGTTGTTTACTATCCGGAGGCTTTTATATTTTTATATGTGGAGATGAGAGAATAGCCGGAGAAAATACTATTTTTATGGTCCATGGTCCTCAAATTATTACTCCTCCACCTAATTCATTTATACCGCCCTCACCACCTATTGATGATCCATTGATGGATATGATAAAAAATATTTTTATTAATATGTTAATAAAATATACTAGTATTCCTAAAGAAAAATTAGATTTAATGATAAAAGATAATTTAGATATTTTTATGGATGCTAAGGAAGCTGTTAGACTTAGAGTTGCAGATAAAATTGGGTGAAGATTAAAATAATAACATAGGAGTACAATATGAAAAAAAGAATAGATGAATTAATTGATACCTATATAAATACCGTAAGTTCAATAATTCCAGGAAACACATTCGATATAGATGAAAATCTATTTGAACGAATGATAAACTTCATTATTGAATTGGATCCTGATTCTCTATCAGACGAACAATTAGATGAAGCTAATAGTATTATAGAAGATTTGGAAACAGCAGGAAAAGAAGAAGTGTCCGAGGTTAAATTCGCAACAAGATCATCGGTTGATAAAAGAAGGAAATCCAAATCATATTATAGGAAAAATAAATCAAAAATAAAAAGAAAAAAAAAGGTATTCAATAAAAGTGCCTTAGGACGAAAGCGTAAAAAATTGAAAATAAGAATGGCAAAACAAAACAAATCGGCCACGGGCCGTAGAAAAGTTCGTCATAGAATGACATAAAAGGAGAACATAATGAGTATAATAGATAAGATAGATAGATACATCACAGAAGAAACAGCATACCAAAAATTCTTTAAGAAAAAATTAAAAGAGGCTGGAGTTTCATCACCTGCCGAATTGAAAGGCAACAAAAAAAAAGAATTTTTTGATATGATTGAAAAAGAATGGAAAGGCGACAAGGAGTAAATGTCCTTTATAAAGAAAGGTAAAAAAAATATAAGAAATTATATTCCCAAAAATCCACAAAAATATAAAGGACGATATCCCATATTAACTAGAAGTAAATGGGAATATAGATTTTGCCAATGGTTAGATGTAAATCCTAATATACCTGAATGGAATAGTGAAGG